AAAATCGTTTACAAGATGTTCTGCTTTTTCTTTTCCAAACTTACCAGCAAGATATCCTCCCACTGGATCTAATTTGGTCATATAAGCATCAAAATCTTTATACACACTAGTATCTGTGCCAGTGGGTTTTTTTAATTCTATCAGTTCCTTATACTTTGTCAAGTATTTGATAAACATATCAAGGTGTTGATCTACCTCATCCATTTTACAATATCTAATATAGATATTTTCTGAAAAATGATTGCCAGGCTCAAAGAATCTATAATCACCTTCATGTTTTGGTAAACCCTCTACACCAAACAAAAAGTTTTCTGTTGGATGTTGAAAATCAAATACGATAATAACTCTATTCTCAGTAAATCCCATAAGATCCATCCCAAAACAGGGAAGAATCCCTGTTGGAACATCTGCACCAGTTTTAGGATAGATTATATTATTGTAAATGGAACTCTTATCATTCCAGATCTCTACCTCTCTTGATTTAATAAAGTATTTGTGCTCATGAGTTTGGGCGACTAGTTTGGTTCCTTTACCTTCCCAATCAGCCCATAACTTATCAACATAAAGATCTGGAAATGCCTCATGCAAAGCACGTTTATAATTTGACCATAAATTAAGCATCTTTATATGCAGCATCTTCTGCTTTTGTAAAATCAAAGTCAGCATCTACTTTATCATACAATTCAATAAATGCTTGCTTTGTATCATCATCAAAACGGTTAATACATACTTGAAGTGCTTTTGCTTTATCATTGAATATAGAGAAAGCACGAACAATATGAATCAAACGACGAGTGCTGATGATCTCCTCAATACCACCATCATAAAATGTTTTACGAATGATATCAGCCCAATCAACTAACCTCTTACAGAAATCAGACTCTGACACTTTAAGAGATTCAGCAACTTTCAATAAAATCTTTTGTTCTACAGATGGTGCTGGATAATCTTGCTCAAATGTTACAGGGAATCTTTCTAGGAATGCTTCATTCAATACGTTAGTACCAATGAATCTACCATCTTCAGATCCTTTACCTTTTGTATTTGCAGTAGCAACCACATTAAATCCTGCAGCTGGAGCAACCCACTTACCAATCTTCTTAAGGAAAACACCTTTACCTTCAAGTATTGATTGTAAGCATAGAATTTTGTTAGATGCTAGATCAATCTCATCTAGAAGGAGGATAGCTCCCCTCTCCAAAGCTTCGATGACTGGGCCATTATGCCAAACAGTGTTACCATCAATAAGACGGAACCCACCAATAAGGTCATCTTCGTCAGTTTCGATTGTGATGTTGACACGGATTAACTCCCTTTTTAGTTGAGCACAGGCTTGTTCAACACCAAAAGTTTTACCATTACCAGATAGGCCTGTGATAAATGTTGGATAAAATAATTTAGACTGAAGTATCCTTTTGATATCAGAAAATGGGCCAAACTTTACAAAAGTTTCATCTTTAATTGGAACTAGATTCTGTTGCACAGATGGTAACGCAGCAGGAGCACTAAAAGATTTTTCAATATTTTCTACTACCTTTGTAGTTACTTCAAGATTCCACTTACCCTTACCAACTTTGAAATCTTTGATCTTCTTCGTGACTGTTGAATAAGCAATGTCATTCATTCTACAAAAAGCACGAATATCAGCAGCGATAAATTCTTTGCCGTAATTGGATCTTAGACCCTCGATAATTTCTTCACGAGTCATTTTGATTTCAAACATAATTTGGTTTTTTTCACTATAGCCATTATAAAGCAAAAAAGGAGGATTAATCCTCCTTGGGGCCACTTTTTATACTGGTCTCCCAATCTTTAAATGAAGATTGTAATTGACCCTCATTTTCCTTTGGATCTAGTTTATCATATCCTTTTGCCTTTTTCCACTGATTATACAATGCACCTAGTATCCAAGACTGAGATAGACTTTTAGGCCCATTCTCTAGTAATTCAAGATACTTTTCGTTACTTGTGTAACTCTTGTATTCTTCTCTCCAGTTGGAGTCATCATAAAGTTTGTTTGTCATCGTGCTCCTACGCGGGGTTCGTTATCAGGGACTTCGTGGGGATCCATTTTCCCTTTTGGTAAGTAAGCCAACTCACGCATTGCCCTAACTGAGGGATCAGTTGTAAAA